GTGACCCTAAGACAAAAACCTCTTAGCGGTTACAGACTGTCAGATTCTTCATCTGCTCCAAAGCTGCGGCCCACGGTCATTAACGCGGTTGTTAACTCAATAGCGGATCGGGATTGTCAGTTGAAGGTAAATATTTACATTATACAATGATAAAAACAACCTCTCAATGGCTTTTCAGAAGCAATAACTTTCTATCGTTAATTCGATGGTTAGCTATTATTCTTGGACTACCGACGCATCTTCACTCGGATTGTAAAATCTTTGTGAATCATGTGTGTCACTTGCGTACTTATTCTGGTCCGAAATATACTATTCAGGTTCTTAAAGAATCGCATAGAATTTTGGCCAAATATTTAGCAGGAGAACCTACATTATCAGCTGAAATAGTTGGTGTTGGTATTAACAAATTAGGGATACCTCGTATATTGCCTCTCTCTTTCCGTAAGGAAATTGAGACAGGTTCTATAGAGACTATTCGTTTCAGTCTTACTATATTGTCTTTTTATAGAGCAATGTATCAAGTTCCTGAAATGAAACTTAAAACGATCACGGATCCAGCTATAGTTAGTCTGGACGGGATTGTTAAATCCTTTGCGAGCGACCTACCCATTATATGGGGTTGGTTGAAAGCGGAAGGTTTTAAGGTTCCTAAATTGCGAAAACCAAAGTACCAATTTGTTTACAGTGCAGGTCCTAACGGGCAAGCTACTATCGGTGCTGGTTTAGATGCTTTAGCAATATTGCTAAAATTCCCTCGAGTTTTAAAATTCGGGTGGGATATGGGAGCACGCTTCGCGCTACTCCACATCATCTTACTAGCTTTGATATACGGATTTATAATCCTTATCTCTATACCTTTTAAACCACTTCCGCATCTCCTATTAGGGAAACTTTCCTTAAAAGAAGAGGCTGCGGGTAAAGTGAGAGTTTTCGCCATTGCAGATTATTGGACACAGTCTTTTATGAGACCGTTGCACAATTGGGCATTTGATATTTTACGTCAAATCCCGCAAGACGGAACTTTCAACCACCGAGCGAAAGCGAAGGAGGTTGGTAATCGGTTAAAAGAGACAGGTAACCCTGCTTACTCACTAGATCTTACTGCAGCTACTGATCGGTTCCCGGTGCTTATCCAAGAGAAAATCTTAGGATATGTATTTGGTGAATCTTTCGCGAAACTGTGGAGATCTGTCTTAGTAGATCGTAATTATTTCCTTAAAAAGGAAAACCAATCATTTAAGTACGCTGTAGGGCAACCTATGGGTTCTTTATCTTCTTGGTCGGTATTTGCTCTATCGCATCATTTAATGGTGCAATGGGCGCATTACCGGACTGGAGGAGAAAGTTGGTTTCACGATTATGCCATCATTGGTGATGACGTAGTAATTATGAATACAAAAGTTGCCGAACAGTATTTGGTAATCCTGAAACATTTAGGTGTTGGGATATCAATGCATAAATCTTTAACTTCCAAAACCGGAGTATTTGAATTTGCAAAACAAATACATTACAAAGGTTTGAACCTAAGTGCTATTAATCCAAATGAGGCTATCAAGGCCTTTAAGGATGATGCGTTTATGGTATCATGGATCGAAGATTTAGAGCAGCGAGAATTCCAGCCTGATTTTATTTCAGTTGCTAGATCAACTCTTCGGTATTCTAGACATGGTGCGGTTTCCCCTTACCGTAAGGTAGGAGGAATGCCGTACTGGTCGAGACGAATAGTGATAGCACTTACTTCTCCTTTTGGACCATTCCCTGTGAAAGCCGATAAATGGATAAATATTAATAATTATTCACTTATTGATCTTGCAAATTCGAT